CGGGAGATGGCCCACGGCGACGCGCTGATCGGGGCGATCCTGTTCGCGATCGAGATGGTGCTGCGCCGGGTCGAGTGGACCGTCGAGCCGGGCATCGCAGACGGCGCCGAGGGGCCGAGCGAGGCCGACATCGAGCGCGCCGACTTCCTGAACTCCTGCACCCTCGATATGTCGCACACCTTCGAGGAGCTGATCTCGAACGCGCTGACGATGCTGCCCTTCGGCCACTCCTTCATGGAGATCGTCTACAAGCGCCGCGAGTCGCCCGACCCGACGGTCGAGGCCGAGCGCCGCTCGCGCTTCGCCGACGGCAAGATCGGCTGGCGGAAGTTCTCGCTGGTGCCGCATGAGACCATCACCGACTGGTCGCTCGACGAACACGGTGGCGTCCGAGGTGCCGTCCAGGGCGGCGCCTACGGGGCCACCCGGGTCCACATCCCGATCGAGAAGGCCGTCCTGTTCCGCACCAACGCCCGCTCACCGCGAGGCACCTCGGTCCTGCGCTCGGTGGTTCAAGCCTGGTATCACCGCAAGCGGATGCAGGATCTGGAGGGCATCGGCGCCGAGCGCGACCTCGCGGGCCTGCCGGTGTTCACCGTAGACGTGGACGTTCTCTCCAACTCCAGCCGCCGCGCGGAGTACGAGAAGATGGTCCGCAACCTTCGCCGCGACGAGCAGGAGGGCGTGGTGCTGCCGGGTGCGGTGAACGATGCGGGCGAGCTGAAGCCGCTGGCCCAGCTCGAACTCCTGGCTTCGAGTGGGGCGCGGCAGTTCGACACCAGCGCGATCATCAGCCGCTACTCCCGCGAGATCGCCGTGGCCTTGCTTCAGGACATCGTCCTACTCGGCCATGAGAAGGTCGGCACCCAGGCGCTGGCTTCCGAGAAGCGCGACCTATCCGACACCGCCCTGCAAGCCTGGCTCAACACGCTGGCCGCGGTCCTCAACACCCACGCGGTGCCGAGGCTGTTCGCGCTGAACGGCGAGTCGCTGGAGAACCTGCCCGTCTTGCAACCCGGCGAGCTGCGCCCGACTGACGTCGAGGAGTTCGCCGCAGCGTTGAAGGACATCTCGACCGCGGGCTTCACCTTTACCGGCGACGAGGACGTCGAGGCCACCATCCGCCGCCGCCTCGGCCTGCCACCCGGCAACCCCGAGCGCCTCGACGAGGAAGAACCGCCCGAGCCGATGTTCGGCCCCGAGCAGGAAGTCCTGCCGATGGGGGAGAACGGCGCCGGACCCTAAAGCCGTGCCCGCGGCGCTCGTCACTCCTCCGCTGGCCGAGTTAGACCGCAACCGCAGGTCAGCCCCACAGCGCCCCGTCCGCCTCGGCAAGGCCCGAGACCCGCTGCTACGGCTCGCAGCAAGCTACGAGCGCCGCTTCCGCGACACCTTCCTGGCCTCGGTCGCGAGGCTGCGACGCAAGATCACCGTGGCGATGGTCGAGGAGGATTTGCGGGCGCCGGACGATCCCCGCAACCTGTTCGAGCTGCTCGACGGCCTGGAGATCGCGAAGGCCGAGGAGTCGGTGTTCGCCTCGATCCTCGTGGATTCGGCCAAGCTGGAGCTGGGCGGCCGGACGCTGCGGGAGGCCATGACGGTCCAGTCGCCCTTCGTGCAGCAGGCCGCCCAGACGCTGACCGCGAACATGGTCGTCGGGGTCACCAGCGAGACCAAGAAGGCGATCCGCGCGATCATCTTCGAGGCGATCCGTGACGGCGATGCGCCCGCGGTGGCGCAGAAGTCGATCCGCCGGATCGTCGGGCTGACCCGGCGCGATGCGCTTGCGGTGCAGCGGGTGGCCGCGGCGCGGATGGCGGCGGCGAATACGGCCATCCAGCGGGCCGCGGCGCAGCGCGGGATCGACGCCTACTCGGCCAAGCTCCTACGCGGCCGGGCCATGAACATCGCCCGCACCGAGACAATCCGGGCGGGCAACGCGGGCCGGGTGATGGGCTGGAAGGCGATGGCCGACCAGGGCCTGATCGACCGCTCGCGGTTCCGCCAGCGGTGGGTGGTGACCGGCGACGATCGGCTGTGCGATCGGTGCGCGCCGATGTCGGGCAAGCTCGTCAGCCTCGGCGGCACGTTCACCGAGACCGAGCGCGGCGTGCTGCCCTCGGCGCGGACGCCGGTCGCAGGCGAGAGCGTGCCGCACCCGCCGCTGCATCCGTCGTGTCGCTGCACGTTGGTCGCGGACTTTGGCGGGGCCGGGGAGGCTATTGCCCCGCGCGGTGTTGATCCCACAAGCGGCCAGCCGACTTACGGTCCCGGTACGCAACTATTCGACGACCTTGAGCGCGCAAAGACCGGGGCGGACGATCCCCTGCGGGGATACATGCTCAACTATGAGGAGGTGAACCAATCGCTTCGAGGACTGCGCGCGATGGATGACCAGGTCCGCAAGATCGCGCAGCAGGTATCGGGTGCGATTGAGGGGCAGCGCCCGCTTGAACAGCCAATCCGTCTATTCCGAGGGGTTACTAAGACGGACGACTTCCCCCTAAACTTGAAGTCGGGAGAGCTACTGCATGACCCGGGGATTATGTCCACCAGTACCGATCCGGGCGCTATCGCTAACTTCCTGGCGGGTGATGCGGTCACAATGGAGATTGTGGTACCGCGCGGGGCGCGGGTGTTCCCATCGCTGCGCGCTTTTCGTGAGATTGTGCTGAAGCCAGGCACCACCCTTCGGTTTGTCGGGATGCGTGGGGAGACGCATATGTTCGAGGTCGTATTATGAGCGACCGCGCTCGGTTTGTCGGCCCCCTGGTTCGTGGGCCTCCCGGCCCTTATCCCGTCGGGCGGGAAGCGTTCGACGCCATGACACGCGGGGAGCAGGACAGGTTATTTGGGGTCGCGGTGGCGGAAAGAATCCGACGCGGCGAGGTCACGGTGGCGCAGGTTCTCGCCGCCCGATGACCCTCCTCGCCGTCATCCCCGCACGTCAAGGCTCGAAGGGCATCCCGGGCAAGGCGCTGCGCACCGTCGGCGGCGTGCCTCTGATCCTGCGCACCCTCCGCACCGTCGAGGCGTCCGGCGCCGCCAGCCGCATCGTCATCTCAACCGACTGGCCCGAGCTGCGCGAGTTCTGCGAGCTGCGCGGCTACGAGACTCTCGAACGCCCGGCCGAGCTGGCGACCGATGATGCGCCGCTGATGCCGGTGGCGAAGCACGCGGTCGAGGCGCTGGGCTGGGAGGGCACCGTCGGGATCTTCCAGCCGACCTGCCCGCTGCTGGAATCGCACACGATCCGCGAGGCGCTTCAGGAGTTCGAGGACGATGGCTGGGACTGGGCGATCACGGCCCAGGATAGCCCACACATCTACTGGCGCCACGGCGTGCCGCTGATCGGGCGGGTCAATCGCCAGCAGCTCGACGAGATCCAGGTCGAGTCCGGCGCGGTGCAGCTAATGAGTGCGGCCCATGCGGTGAGCTGCCAGGCGGACGTTGATTACAGCCGCTGCGTCACGCTGCCGATCGAGGGTCACCAGGCCCTGGACATCGACAACCCCGAGGATCTGCTGCTCGCCGAGGCGCTCGTCGGCCTGCGGCACATCCACTTCGTCGTCGCGTCCGGGCACCAGATCGGCACCGGCCACTATCACCGCAGCTCCCACCTGGCCCGGGTGCTGTCCCACCATGAGCTGAGCTGGGAGTGGGTCGGCGGCCCGCTGGACTGGATGGAGGGCACACCGGGGCCACGACAGGGCGTCGCCGCGGACGTGACGATCTTTGACCGGCTGGAGGTGCCCGAGCATCAGCTGCTGAAGGCCCGGCTGGAGGGCAAGGTGGTGGTGCTGGAGGATGAGGGCGCAGCGTCCGGGCGCCTCGCTGATCTCCGGGTCAACGAGCTACTCGACCTCGACGACCTGCGCTTCACGGTCCTGCGTGAGGAGTTCTGCGCCCTGGCCGAGCGAGTCCACGTCGAGGAGGGCCAGCGGGTGCTGGCGACCTTCGGCGGCACCGACCCGGCGGGGTTAGCGGCGCGGATGGCCCGCGAGCTGCCGGAGGCCACGGTTGTCGAGCCGGGCGCCTCGATGGCCCGCTCGATGCGCGACGTCGATCTGATCGTCACCGGCCAGGGCCGCACCGTTCTGGAGGCCGCGGCCTGCGGGACGCCGTGCATTTCGATCGCCGCCAACGAGCGCGAGGCCCGCCATGTCCGCATCCCTGGGGTGACGTACTTGGGCCTCCACACGACCGTCGCCCCGGAGGCCCTGCGCCACGCTGTCGGTCAGACGCTGGCCTCGGTCGAGCTGCGCCGCGAGATGGCGCAGACGGCCCGCGCTGCCTTCGACGATCGAGGTGCCGACCGACTGGCCCGAGCGATCGAGGGCCTGCTGGTCTAGGCGGACTTCATCGGTCCGTCGTCTGCGCTACTATGTTGCGTGCATGACGACCCCGACACAGGAGGGACAGATGGACCTGACGACCCAGACCCCGGCCGAGATCGACGCGGCCTGGGCCGAGGCGATGGAGCCAGTTCAACTACTGGAACTGAAGCTGAGGCGCAACCGAGAGAGTGCCTGGGAATTGAGTGAAGCGATCGAGCTGGCCCAATACAAGGCGTCGCGCGATCCGGGGTGGAGTCCTCCCCATTGGCAGAGGGACAACGAGAAGCATCTCGCCGGATACGACGAGAAGGCCGACGCCCTGAGGAGCGAGATCGCCGAGGCCGAGAAGGCCGACGAGCCGTATGTCGCCGAGTGGGACCGCCGCGGTGGTTGGAGCCGTTACCACATCGTCAGCGGCGGCCACCTGCATCACCAAAGCTGTCACACGCTGAGTGTCCGCACGATGGTCGGTCTGCTCACCGAGGCTTCAGGGATGGATGCGGAGGAGGTCGTCACCCGATACGACGTGGTGGCCTGCACCCATTGTTTCCCTGACGCGCCGGTCGAGAGCAAGCCGCCCGACGACCGCTGCCCCCAGTCAGGTGAAGTCGCCATCTACAACCTGACCGACCCGAGCGACCTCCCATATTGGAGTTCTATGGCCGTCCGCCCCCGCGCCCGTTGCGAGTGCGGCTACGTCGGTGCGATCACCGAGGGCGGCTTCTTCCGCAAGCACGATCGCGGCGACCCTGGTCGATGGATCAAGAACGAGAACTACGGAGGAGGCAACTGATGGCCGTCAGCAAAGGAGTCCAGCGCCGCCGGGGTAGGCGCCGTAGTGGTTCACCGCTGCGTCTGATCATCTGGCGCAACTGCGAGGGACTCAAGCCGGGCGACACCCACGAGCAGTTGGAGTGCGGCCATGACCACTACCCTGACCCGTTTTACGGATCTGGGCAGCCTGACATTCACCTGTGGGCGCAACACCGCAAGTGCAGCAAGTGCAGCCAGCAAGCCGAGCAGCAAGGCATCAGCGTGAAAGACATCCCGCTGATCCAAGTGGATGATGAATGGAAGGACCCCAACAACTATCGCGGCGCTGACTGGTTCTCGCTGAACATCATCGACCAGAACGGTGTCGAGGATGGCCGCGACTGATGGCCGCGATCTGGAAGTGCCCCGAGTGCGGCAAGGGCGCCCGTGCGCCCCAGCGGTTGCGGCGCAACGACGTGCGGCGCTACTGCCTCGGCTGCTCCAAGACGACCGGGCTGTTGGTCGAGCGTGAGACGGCCGCGGCCAAGCGGCGCCAGGTGGCGGGCCGCGAGAAGGCGGCCAAGACCCGGGCGCGCAAGGCCCGGGACCGTGAGCGCGAACGGGTCCGCAGCGAGGTCGTCATATCCACCGACGGCCCGGTGAACGTGGTTCGGCAGGCCGAGAAGTGGCACGATCGCCTCCCGGCGTTGGCCGGTTGGGGGAGTTCACGCCCGGACGTGATCCTCCGACACCGCAGCGACGGGAGCTGGTCGGGCAGGGCCGGGCGATGCCGGGTGGTGCTGTCGATCGGTCGCGGGCTGGAGACGGCGACGATCTACACGCTGATGCTCCACGAATTGGCGCACACCGTGGCCGAGGATCACCACGGCAAGGGCTGGCGTCGCATCTATGCCCGCGCGGTTCGCCAGGCGTTCCCAGGGATCACCCTGGAGCGCACCCCGAAGGGGTCGAAGTATGAGGTGGACGATCAGGTCGAGTCGGCCATCCGCGACCATCTCAACGGCGGCGGCGGCAAGGTTCGCTGGGAGGTCAAGGAGTCCGCCTAGTCGGCACGTTAGGCTGCCCCCACCGTGGTCGATCTGATCTGCGAATGGGGGCAGCCGCGCTCGGTGGTGCAAGCCCTGGAACAGGCTCGGGC